ACTTTCAGCAGTTGCCAACGGATCATCACTAATATAATAACCACTTTTACGAACGTGTGTTCTAAATGTGATATAGCCTTTATCGTGTAAAGATTCAACATCATACAATTCAGCAGGTGTATCTTTAATAAATGCCGTTAATGTTGCTAACGCTCCATTTTTAACTTTACCTGCGTTTTCGTGTACTTTAAATTTTGCTAATCGTCCTGCTAAAATGTGGTTTGCTGCATAAATGCCTAAACCTGTAGGGTCATCTGCACTTTTTGCTGTATCTCCAATAAACACAGCAACACGATTATTACTGTATTCGTTTAAATCATCCAACTCAATGTGGTTATAATTAAAATATAAGCCTTCAATAAGTACAATAAAAGGTGCGAATTTTTTCTTTGTATAGTTATCCGCTAATAACTGTGCTTTATTTATTGTTTCAAAAACGTCCTCGTCTAGCCCAAGCTCTTGACCATTTGGATAAACATCATCTTCCCAATATGCCTTAGTGAATAATAAGGTTAATTTTCCGTTGGCAGAGTCTAATAATTTTTCTGCTGGCGCTTTTCCTGTGCTAGGGTCTGGTGTAAACCAAACCGAAACATTTTGATTTTTTGGCATACCCATTAGCCAAAGTTCAGTTCCTTCACCTGCCTCCTCATAGAATTCTTTTAGCGATTTATAAAGATTATAATTATCAATACTTGGTAATATGCCTAAATTGGCAACATCAACCATTCCTTTAACAACGTAGGGTGTGTTTAACTCAAATTTGTCTGCAACGGCTACAGATGAAGCTAACAAACCAAAGACTCCATCTGCTGTAGAAACTACAGAACCTAAGTTGCCGTTGTCAAACTTTATTTTTATTCCTGGTAACATAATTTAATTTGTTTTTAAGGTTATTTTAAATCTCCTTTAAAAGGAACTATTTCTTTATTTGGATCTGCTAAATATGCCTTAATAGCAGTTCTAACATCCTCTGCTTTTTTACTTGATAACTCAATTTCGTTATCCGTTACAAAAAGCATTAGTTCAGCATAACTTGCATTATCAACATTAGTGTCATCTTTTACAGGTTCATCTTTTCCATGGTTGTTAGACGGCAGTTGATTTTCTGTTAGTGTAACTCCTTTATCGCTTTTGTCCTTTTTTGCAGGAGTTTTCTTTTTCTTTTTTGTTCCTTTTTCTTTTTTTTCAAATTTAACTGGAGGAACAGCTGGTGTTGCCTTTACTTTTTCAAATGGGCGTTCCACTTTTTCCACTTTTTTATTCTTTAAAGAAGTAGCGTAATTTTTTGCATCGTGTTCTGTAAAGAACGCGTTGCCATCACTCGTTTTAAAATATTCTTTTAATCTTGGATTTGCTTTGAAAATTGGATCTTTCATTTGTTTTTTATTTTAATTTGTTATTTAAAAAATTTTATGATTTTGAATGTTTTGAGTACTGGAAACATTTTATTTAATGCCCAGTATATTTGTTTTCTGAAAACAAAAGCTAATCCAATGTATATGTATAATATTGGTATGCCTGTTTTCTTTATGTAAGATTTTATTGAATCGGTTTCTTGGATAACTTTGTCATCTAATTTAGCAACCTTACTAATTGAATCTTTTGTTGCTCCAACGCTAACATTAGTTTCAATTTCACGCTTTTTAGGATTGTATCGCATTTTATACGAATTAGAACCAGAGCGTTTTTTAAAATTGATTTTCGCAAGGATTTCATCTAGTCTTGCATCTAGTATGCTGTCTTTTGTTTTGTCTGAAGTATTTGATCTTGGAATTTTAAAAATAAACTGATCTTCTATTCCTCTATTATTCCATACAGAAACAATACTATCTACAACCGATTTAGATTGTATAGAAGTTGTACTAATGTGCTCTTTTTCTTTAACTACTTTTTTAAAAGCAGTACAAGAACTAAAAGAGATTAGTAGTATTAATATGTAGATTAGTTTATTCATAAATTAAACATTCATTTCAAAATGTGGCGTATCAATAAAGCCATCTTTTATGTCGTTTTTATTCCAATCGCCACCCCAACGGTTGTTTGGGTGTAATGTTTCCCAGTAGTCGCCAAGTGGTTTAATGTCCTCCCATTTATAAGTAAGGTTGTTTTTAATGAATACATTAAAATCAACCGCCAGACGTTTAAGATGGTTAGAATTCATGGTATGAGATTTACCACTATGAACATACAATAGCTGTTGCTCGTGTGTTCTATATGCTTCGCCAAAGGTTAATTCAATACCATTTTCATACGCATAAGCTATTAGCTTTGCTATATTTTTTGTGAAAATTCTTTGGTGTTGGCTTAATCTCATTACTTTCCGTTTTTACCATTTAATTGTTTAAACTTTTGCAGCTCCATTACTAGCTCTCTATTGGTAGCGATTAATTTTCTATTTATAGCCTCAAGTTTCATTAACTCCTCAAGGGCTCTATCTAATCTTCCCGCAAAATCATCTAACAAGCCTTGATAATATTTAGATGCTTTTATCTCGCCCTCAGTTTCCATTGTTTTAAGCTCTTGTGCATTTTTTTTACGAGCAAAAAACCACGCTATTAAAGCAGTAAAAAATGGTATTAAAACAGATGTTAACAATTCTTGTGTCATAATTTAAAATAAAAAGGCTACTACTATTCTAGAGCTTATCAACGCACAAGGCTCTCGTGTTTGACATGTACTTCCAAGTGTCAAAACTCGATCCCAATCAGGACATGGGCAATGAGTAATTACAGAACAGGAGCAAACAGATAATAAGTAGTAGCCTAAATTGTTATACTATCGCACCAATGTGTTTGTTTTGGTAAGGCACTACTACAAAGTAATGTCTGTATGCCAAATCATTGGTTTGTCCTTTAGGATTGGTTTTTGCGGGCGTAAAGTACTGCTTGGTTAATCCTGTTTTCTTTGCTATTCTAGTTTTTACAAACCCAACAGATGCTGTTTTGTCAGTTGCCACTGGTACAGATCCAAATGGTTTTTTAGCTCCATTTTCATCGTAAACTGGCATTACTGGGTACTTGTGCAATTCAAAGTCTGCAATAAATGGTGCAGGTTTTCCTTTAGCATAATCTACCAATTGGTTACCAAAGTTTTTACGGTCTAATAGTAAATCGTTCCAATGGTCAGAACATAATACTAAACGTCTCCCTTCAACATCCCAACCTGCTTTATCACAAGCTTGTTTAAAGGCTACCAAGTCTTCGTAGGTAAGTCTTTTTCTACCTGAAGGATCGGTTAAGTTGTCTGCTCCTCCTGTTGCCTCAATTACAGGCGTACTTGCTGTATTGGTTTGTGGTGCAATAGAATGAATGGCTTTTTTAAACTTGTTACTCAATACAGCTCTTACAAGCGATTTAGTTACTAAGTCTATTTTGTCATAAGATGCACCGATAATTTGGTCATCTGATAAAGTAACTACTTTAGTTTGGAATTTATCCAAAGTAATTTCAATAGTTCCGTCATCATACACTTGTACAGGAATAGGATACGTAGTATTATTAATTAATACATCTACTTCAAATTCGGTACTTGGTACGTAAATTTTGTTTTTTTCGGAAAGCTGTCCCTGATTGATTTGAACAACATCTACAGCTATTTCAGAAACACCATCTAAAAATGATGCTTGGTCTGAATTATCAAGGCTTTGAACTACACGTCCTAACCATACTTCTGGAAAATTTTGTGGCATTTTCTTTATTGTTTAATAGTGAATAATTTTTTGTATTGATCTGGTTGCTCTGCTTTAAAAGCTAACTGCTCTTCAAAGCTTAACTTTTGGAAATCCTCTACGGTTTTCACTTCTGTGTTACCTGCACCAGTTACTTGAGCACCTAAACTTGCTTTTGCAGGAATACCTGCTAAAGTAGAAGTCAATAATTCAGGGTTTGAAATACCAAGATTTACAAAATCCTCTTTTTTGTCTGCAGTAATTCTACCTTCTTTAACAGCATTTTCAACTTGTAAGTTGATTGCCGCTAATTTTGCTTGCTCTTCTTTTTGAGCAATTGCGCTTAACTTTAATTCTAAAGCACTTTTTTCAGTCTTTAGTGTATCACGCTCAGTACCTAAAGCAAGTAATTTTGCGTTAAGCTCTGCCTGATCCATTTCAGTACCAACAGCAACACCTAATAAAGTGCAAACTGATGCTTCTAATTTGATTTTCATATTTTCAATGTTTTTATTATTGTTTTCGATTTTTACTTCTTTTTCATCAGTAATAGACAAGCATAATTCTTGAACTTCCTCATCTGTTAAAGGTGTTTCGTTATCACCTACATAAAGTCTAATAGAATTTGCGTTTGATGGAATGGCTACAATAGAAACTTCGTACAATTCACATTTAGTAAGCACTAATTTTCCTTCAACCAACTTTAAGTCCTCTCTATTAAAAGAAATTCCCATAGAACAAGACTTTATAAATCCTCGTTCTACTTTTCCACTAATTGATTTTGCGTTTTTGTCCTCCGTATCAAAAATAGGCTCACCGCTTAGTGTTGCGCCATTTTTCTTAACTTTTTGCCACTTACCAATAACGTTGCTTGTGTTGTTCCAATGACTATCTAGCATTACAGGATTAGCCTTAAAGCGCTTTAATCCTATTCCTTTAGTAAGAATAGAAAAACCGTAAGAATTCTCCTGATTTTCATCATTAAATATAAATGGCTTACTTGGCATTAGTTTTTCATTTTTTGATATTGTTGTTACTAATAATGACTGCAAATATTGGGAAGAAAGAAGTATTAAAAAAATAGTTGTAAAGCTACTTAACACATCTGTAAAGTAGCTTTACACATCTGTAAAGCTACTTAACAGCTTTTTTAAAAACAAGCTATTTTATAGCACTTTTGCTATAAATTATACTAAATGGGACTTAAAAAATCGGAGGCACAAGAGTATGCCAAAATGCTATTTTTAGACACTACACAAAAACTGACAATTAAAGAAATTGCAGAACGTGTTGGTGTGCGCCCTAATACTGTATCTAATTGGATTAAAAAAGAAAGTTGGAGCAAATTGCGAAAATCATTAATGGTTACACGCCAAAAAATGATAGGCGATTTGTACGACCAGTTAGAATGGTTAAACAATGATATTAAAGAAAGAGATATAAAAGTAGCCACCTCAAAAGAATCAAATACCATAGCCGTAATTACTACCTCTATTAAGCGGTTAGAAACGGAAACATCGATCGCAGAAGTCTATGAAGTGGCTACTTCTTTTTTAGACTACCTAAAGCCTCAAGACTTTAATTTGTATAAAAAGTTGATACCTATATTTGATGGTTTCATTAATTTAAAAATGAAATAATGGCAACTAAAGCTGAAGATAGAAAGTACTTTAAATTATGGCAACAGTATCGTGAAAATAGTGCGAAAGCAACACCTATTGATTTAAACGAAACTACAGTTGCCAAACAAAAGCGTATTGCTAACTTGGAAAAGCGCCCAGAAGAGTGGTTTAAATATTACTTTCCTAATTTCTATACGTCAGAACCTGCGCCGTTTCATATTGCAGCAACAAAAAGAATATTAAAAAATCCTGAATATTACGAAGTGCGCTCTTGGTCAAGAGAGTTAGCAAAATCTGCTAGAACTATGATGGAGGTTTTGCATCTAACATTAACAGGTAAAAAGAAAAATGTTTTATTAGTAAGTAATAATTTAAGCAATGCCGAACGTTTACTGCTACCATACAAAGCAATCCTAGAAACCAATAACCGAATTATAAACGATTACGGAAAACAAGAAAGCCTTGGTAATTGGGAGGCAAACGAATTTGTAACAAAAAAAGGCGTAGCCTTTAGGGCACTTGGCGCAGGGCAAAGCCCACGTGGAACTCGAAACGATGCAGACAGACCAGATGTAATATTATTAGATGATATTGATACCGATGAAGAATGTCGTAATCCGCAACGAATTAAAGAAAAGGTAAAATGGATAAACGAAGCCCTATATGCTACAAGGTCTATTTCTAATCCGTTACTTTGGATTGCTTGTGGAAACATCATTGCAAAGTATTGCGCTATTACCGAAATGGCAAAAGTAGCAGACAAGCACGAAATAATTAATATTCGCGATAAAAACGGTAAGAGTACGTGGAAACGTAATACCGAAAAACATATTGATAGAGCCTTATCAAAAATACCATGGTCTGCACAGCAAAAAGAGTACTTTAATAACCCTATTTCTGAAGGCGATATTTTCAAAGAATTAACCTATGCCAAAGTGCCAAGACTTTCAACTTGTGATCAAGTTGTAGTTTATGCAGATCCTTCTACTTCTAATAAAGACAGAGGCAGAAATAAACAGGCATCTTATAAATCTGTAGTTGTGGTTGGCTCAAAAGGTAGAAAACGCTATGTATATAAATGTTGGGTTGAGCAGACAAGTAACGCTAAGTTTGTGGACTGGTTGTATGAAGCGTATTTTTATTTAAAAGAAAATAAGGTAGACACTAAAAGAATTCACATTGAAAACAATTCTTTGCAAGATCCACACTATCAACAAGTATTACTGCCTCTTATCTATGATAGGGCAAATGATTACGGCTTTACGCTACCTGTTACCGAAGATAAACGAAAAAAAACAGATAAATTCTTTAGAATTGAAGGAACGCTAGAACCACTTAACAGATTAGGCAACCTAATTTTCAATATCAAAGAAAAGGAAGAGCCAAATATGAAACGAATGCACGACCAAATGATTGGCGTTTCTGAAAACGCCAAAGTAATGGATGCACCAGATGCTTTAGAAGGTGCGTGCTGGCTCATTCAAAATAGAGCAATTCAAAAAAATATGAGCTATTCATTTGGCTCAATTAACAATAGAAAATATTAAATATGTTTTTAAAATACGAAGATTTAGGCAGTACGATGTATGGCTTTCAAATACATCAAATTACAGAAGGTAATAGTGATATTGTTGCCATTGCTTTAGCAGCTGCCGAAGAAGAAATACGCAGTTATTTAACAGGTAACAATCGTAAAGAATGGTTGGACGGTCGTATTCAATACGATGTAGATGCAATTTTAAACAAAACTGGCTTAGAGCGTAACCAGTTAATCGTAAAGCACGGAATTACTATTGCTAAATACTGGTTAATTGATTTATCAAATGCCGATATGATTTATGAACAGGCAAAAGAACGCTACGATAGGTCAACCGATTGGCTTACTAAACTAGCCAATGGCGATTTAACATTAAGCACCTTACCAACTTTAGCAGATACAAATAGTGATGGCGAAACCAAACAAGCGTTTAGTTTTGGATCACGCAAAAAATTTAACCACGAGTAGTTATGGCAAAAAGTAGAAAACAAAGAAAAAA